TTCACCAGCTTGGAATTGAGTTTGACCTGCATTACCAATGTTAGTGTAGTTAATAAAGAAAGTATTTAGATTTGGTGGTCTTGTTTGAAAACCCTTTGCGGCTTGAACGATTTCTGCTTTAAGGCCAGAAGATTGTCCTTTTACCTGATAAACATAGTCAAGTTCAACTTCTTGACCTGCTAATGTTTCAACCGCAGATGTACTAATAAATGATTCTGCATTGAATCCTGTAGGGCCGTCATTTAGTTTTACGTATTGAAGATCATCAAGTTCTGTAAAGTTACAGCCTTTTACAATTGAGCCTTCTTTGAATACGTTATCTCCAAATGATTCTACCTGATTTTGAAGTATGCTCTGGAGTTGTGTAAGTTCTCTTGCCTGTATCGCGTACCCAGGCTTGAACATAACTCGATAGAACTGCTTCTCGGCATCATAGTCATCGAAGTATGGTGCTTGGTTTAAGTTTTTATTAATAGGCATCTTTACTTACGTTCCTTAAAATTCCAGTACAAATTTAAATTCTTCTCGCGAGAGATCGGTTCTTGCTAGTGGGAAGAAGTCCTCCATGAAGTACACTTCGCCCGTTCTCTGTTTGTAATCCGAATATGTAACATTATCTGCTACAGGATTATTTATTGTTATTCTCTGACCAGTATTCGAGGTTATTGCTAGATTTGGATTAAATGATGTATCTCCATTACCAACCAAAGCATTATTTCTATATGGTCCGATATATTCTGCTAAAAATACCGTATTTGAAGTTTCGTCAATCTCGTGTATTTGAGCACTAAAGACAACTTCGTTATTTACATCAATTTGGGTGATTGTACTATTTGCGTTTAATCTTCCATAATCATTTGTTACAATTGCGATTCTATTATCAAAGACATCAGGTTCAGGTGCGGTATTTGCTTGACCGCTTCTCCATGTAGCCACGCCTTCCATATCTCTGAAAGTCGGGCTTCTTACAATACCAATACAGCCGTAAGTATTCTTATCTCCGATCTTTGTATTGTCTTCTGCTGTAATGAATCCATACATTGAAAAATGTTTACATCTAAATTCATCCAACAGACTATAACCATGACCGCCTTTCGGTTCAATGATAGGTTGAATAATTGCTCTTACATCTGCTGATTCAGTTCCGCCTGGGTTAAAATCAATGAGAGGATCTACAACAGTCGCAATAGCGTTATTGTATCCTGTACCTTTATTTAAAAGAATAATTTTATTAATACCACCATTATCAATTTCAGGTACTGCTACTGCTCCATCACCGTCTCCGCTAATTTTAACGCGAGGGAAGATTTTAATATTTGCATTAATCGTTGCTGTTGATACCAGGAAGTCTGTTAAACCTTTCCATGTACCACCTGATGTATATCCGCCAAAGGCAGTACCATCAAGATCCAATGTTAATAATGAATTTGTTTTTAATTGGAATGTATCTGCATTCACAACTTGTACATAAAAAGTAGTTGCAGCAAGTGTATCTGTGTCTGCTTCATTTACATTTAATTCTGACATACCAACAATGTTTCTAAATGTAATTGGTTGGCCATTCACTAAGTTATGAGATGTTGATGTAACTACGACAGGCGATGCTAGAGTTGCATTCTCTACGTTACCGCGCCTTGGATTTGATAATTCTTCGCCTACAGTAATTTCCGCTAGACCATTTCCTTGAATCAGATTATAAGCTTTGATTTCAAATAGATTCGTAACACTTGAACTTGGGTTTGTGGCATAAAAGAATTGACCTGTATAGTAATTTTCTGTTGCTTGCCAATCTTGCTCTTTTGGATCAATTTCTAATTTAACATTGCCGTGAGAAGAAGGACCGCCAACTCGCTCTGGCGGACGACCATCGCCTTTTATAAGACCACTCTTTTCTTCGTACCCATTATTAACAATAGAATTAGTAACTTGAATCTCAGATATACCACCCCCGTAAACATCTGCCGGTTCAACGGTTGCAGTAGGATCAATTGGTATATAACCTAAAGCGTTATAGCCTTCGAATTGTAATGTAGTGAGACGATACATATACTTCCAGACATAACCGTCGGCAGTTTCGTATACTTGATTTATATTAGCAGCATCGAAAGTAGGTGGTGCTTGTGAACCAACGTCTTCGTTATTATTAAGGCATTTATAAACTCTGTAATCATCAGTGTCGTTATCGTTGGGACCGACTACTGCATAAAAGTTTAAACCATCAAGATCTATTTTATCATCGTATTCAGCATACACAATACCTCGTTGCCAAGGGTAATACTTTATCATAAAGTTAATATCTTGATTACGTATCTTTTTACCAAATAACGTCTTTTCTAAAAATTCGTTTTGCGAAGTAGCAGAATCAACAGGCTCAATTCCACCTATGCTAGAAACAAACATATAATAGTCGTCATTAGCCTTTGCGTCAGCAATGAATAACTTATTAACGTCTTGATTAAAATTGTTTGTTAGAATTTCAGCCATTGTAATTTAATTCTCTATATTTTAGTTTATTTATATCCATTGAACTAACCTCTCTTTCTTATTCTTGGCCTTGGATACGCTAATCCACTTGTAGGTCTTGCTTTTGCATTTACTTTTGGAAAACTCATTCCTGTTTCAGGTCTTTGGTTAATCCATCTTAATATTCTATTTGGTGAACCTTGTAGACTATTGAAATCAGTACTACTGTCAGTTCCTGTATCATACATTACATCTTTAGTTGCGTTTGCTTCTATCCAAGCATTGGCTTCAGCTTGAGTTATATTAGGATTGCTTTCTGCAAGTAATGCAAGTACGCCAGCTACTTGAGGTGATGCCATGCTTGTTCCGCTAATCTTACCGAGATAATACGAACTATTTCTAGAATCAGTAATACCACCATAACTATTTGTTAAAAATGAACTCATTATATTATCACCAGCTGCATGAACATCAACTGCGTTACCACAAGTTGAGCTAACTCTTTTACGATCATCTCTATAAACATCTACAGCACCAACATTTAAAGTAGGTTCATTCTGGCCAAGCGAGCCTGGTCTATTACTCGGTATGATAGCTGCATACGGATTTGATCCATTTCTTAGGTATAAAAAATTCATATAATCCTGATCACCCAACTTAACATTTTTCTGAGCGTTATTTCCTGATGCCGTTACTATAATAATACCATCGGCTATTGCGTCATCGATATCTGCATTGATTGAGTTTGAAGCATAAGCGATATACCAATTGCCGTCAGATGGTACATGTACACCCCTTGCTTCTAATTCAGCATCAGTTAAATCACTACCTTGATCACCCCACTTATCGTAGGTTACTCCTCTATATCTAAGTATGCCAACTCCATCATTAGGACCGTTTGTAATGGCACTATCTTTAGTGATACCACCGCCATAACTGTTATTAGTTATTGTAGGATTTCTTCTACCAGTTTCTGCATTAATTGGTTTTGTGTTATGCCATTCACGAATGTAATCCCATAACGTGGTAGGAGAAAGAGGTGAACTATTCACGACTTGGTTTACAGCACCGGCATAATAAAATTCTATACTATAAATATTTGCATCTCTAGCCCAGCCAAGAGTATTTCCTGCTACAGTACCACCAACATGAACACCATGATTAGTATCGTTCTCAACTCCTGTTGTACCATAATCATAAGTACCGTTTGCACCAAGACCTAATTGATTTGTTAGAGAGAACCAATTAAACGCCTGTACTCTGCTTCCACCCGTTCCATCAGCGTTGACGGCAAACTCTGGGTGGGCTTGAGCAGTTGTTGTAATTGATCCATCAACAATTACTACATCAACATTTTTTCCTGAAGCAGTTATATTAATAGTAGCAGATGTTTCTTTTGTACTACCACTCAATTCAGTAGATCCCCACGTACCACTTTCTGCGTTAGTTCCAATAGTATGTCGTAATATTCCCCAATTTTTGTCTCCTACAGAGACTCCATCGTTACTTCTTTTCCATGTACCGGATTCAGAATACCCATTAGTTTTCCATTCTACAAGATCAAGTAATGCTTTTGATTCTATACTTAATACTCGAGAATCTTTATTTAATTCTATAACCTCTTCGGGTGTTAACATATAATGAGTATTACGACTAATTGGTCTTCTTAAATGCAAGTCAACTGCTCTATCAGGAATATAAAGATCGCCGCCTAACGTTTCCATATCGTTATAGAAATCATCTAGGTCTTCTTTATTATGAAGAGTAACAATAAATTCTTCCATTTTAAATTAAGCCTCTAACTGTAGAATTTCTATGGCAACTGTGATTGCGGCATTTCCGCCGCTTTTATTTCTTACTGTAACTGGAATGTTTGTAGTTGGTGTGCTTTCTAAATTATAACCGATTGTTCCAGGAGATAGTTTTACTCTTGTACCACCTGTTGTAATTACCTCTGCAATAATACCAGCATCTGGTGCAGGGTCTGTGTTTTCAGTTCTTGCACTATCATTTGTTCGGGATGCGCCGTCTGTATAGAGTGTTACCCAAGCTGCATCTGATGTTGTAATTGTATATAATGCATATCCTTTAAATCCAGTAATGTCAAGGTTAGCAACCGCACCGTCAGCAATTAAAGATGTTGCTTGTGATGGAGAAACACGACTTGGTAAACTACCACCACCTGCAGAAGGATCAGCAATAGTAATCGTTCCTTTCATACTTGAATGAGCAGTACAAATATATTCGTAATCGCCACTTATAGATCCTGGTACTTTCCAATATAATGTACCAGTTGTTTTGCCTTGAGCACTTGAACCAGTTGTTCTTGCGCCGTCAGTAGCAATATGAATTAATCCAGTACTATATGCAGCATCACTAGTTGTTTGAATTTGGAAAGGATGAGAACCAGTAACACCTGTTAAATCAAATGCAATTGTTTCGCCAGCATTAACATATATTGTCGGGTTATCAGTTGTCCCATGAATATCAGAACGATATGAAGATGAACCATTAGGTGTCATTACATGAACTGATGTAGCAGGAACCGCAATATCATGTACATCTAAATCAGCAAGAGCAATTTCAGTTA